ATGTTAGGCCATGTTCATGTAATGAAAGAAAGTAATTGTGGAACAGGATGTCTTGTTCATCAGTATCAAGTTATTGGTTCTTGGTCAATGATTGGTATGGGTTGTGTTATTCCTAAAAAGTCTGATATTAAACCTGGTGGAGTTTGGGTAGGTAATCCAGCAAAGTGGTTAAGAGAAAATACACATAAGACTAATAATATAACCAAAGGAGAATACAATCACGAAATAGTAAGGTGGCGTGATATTTTGGGTCATCATTTACCAACAAAGAAAGTATAATGTTCAATCCTTGTCTATTAGTCATGCAGCCTAGAAACATTAAGCCTGCACTAGAATCATATAAAAAAAGTTTTGATATACCTATTGTATTTTTCAGAGCGTTTACAGAACCTCAGGTAACGATACAGTTAAACAAGTATATAAAAGAACACGACTATACTCATTACGTTATTATTGGTGATGATGCAATTGTGACTAGACAGGCAGCCGATACTGTGTTAAAATATACAGAGAGTAGTGAGTGTGATGTTTTTACTGGTTGGATGAATATGCACATAAATCCCGATGGTGGTTTTAGTGATGAGTCAACCGTCAATCAAAATATAATTCGTTGTGATGATCCGAGTTGGGGACCTCAGAGAAAAGAATACGGCACTTGGATAACTATGGATCAGATGAGACAATTACCATTAGAGCTTGTGAGAACAAGTTATGCTAATTTTGCATTGACTGGTATGACAAAGCAGTTATGGGAGAAGTTCCCGATTTCGTGTTGGCCCAACGGCAATTCTTCCGATCATCATCTATCATTAAGATTACAGAATAAGGGTGTAAAAGTTTGGACACATCCTAATGCATTTATCAGACATTTAAGACGCGGTTGGTCTCCTTTACCTCACCATTGGTTAGTTGGTAATGTGCCGCCGGAGATTATAGAATGGCAGAACTAAAAGATTGGTTGAATAGTATCAACTACACTAAGAAAGATATCATGGTTGATGAATATGAGGAAAAGAAGTACCCTGCATACATCATTAACAAATGCCTGTCGGCCCATACTGATTGTTTGTTTTATGTGAACGAACTTAACCGTCTACATCATTTGGACAAACGCCTTCAAAATGACTTTTTACTAAATAGTCTTAGAAAACGTAAAAGGTTTGCAAAATGGTTACGTTCTTCTAAAGTCAAAAATCTTGACTTGATTAAAGAATATTATGGCTACAGCAATGAGAAGGCCAAACAGGCCCTCGATATACTTACTGCTGACCAACTTGAAATAATAAAAACTAAAATTAACAAGGGCGGTAGACATGGACGAATTGGAGTGGACTCCTGACTTAATGCTAGAAGTCAGTTTGGGAGAGTCAGATGATTTTCTCAAAGTTAGAGAAACTTTATCCCGAATTGGTGTTGCTTCACGAAAAGAAAGAAAACTTTATCAATCCTGTCATATATTACACAAACAAGGTAGATATTTTATTGTACATTTCAAAGAGTTGTTTGCACTAGATGGAAAACCAACAAGTATTTCCATTAACGATGTTGAACGAAGAAATACAATTGCAGGATTATTATCTGATTGGGGATTGATTGAGATTGTTGGAAATAGTGAACCAAGAGCACCTTTATCACAGATAAAAGTTTTATCTTATCGTGAAAAAGATGAATGGATATTGGAGACAAAATATAATATCGGTTCAAAGAAAAAAATAGATTAATTGGAGATTATATTATGAGTGTGATGTTATTGAGATTGACAACAGGCGAAGACATTGTTGCAGAAATAAAAGAGAATGAGAATACTATTACGTTAGAAAATCCAGCCGTTCTTATGCCAATGCGTGATGCTGGTGGCGGTAATATGCAAATGGGATTTGGGCCTTGGGTTCCCTTCGCTGCAAGCTCTAAAGTGAAAGTCGATATTGATCGTGAAAAGGTAATGTTTATCATTGAACCCAATAGTGATATTGCAAATAACTATCGTCAGGCCTTCGGTTCGGGAATTGTAGTTCCACCTAAGGCAACAACACAACAGGTACTTACATAGTCTTGACTTATTATATAAAATCTTGTATAATAAGTCTATGACCGAATCTTTTTACAAAAACGTAATTCAGAAAGGTAATCAATTGCTAATTCGAGCAATTGATAAAGGTAAACCTGTCCAGTTTAAATATACTCCTAAACCTACTTTTTTTGTTCGTTCAAAGGAATCTTGTGCCTGGAAAACATTAGAAGGCAAAAACGTTCAGCCAGTTCAGTTGGCATCAATTAGTTCTGCCCGAGACTTTCTTTCACAGTATCAGGATCAACCTGAACTTGTACATGGTATGGAAAGATATCCATACGTTTGGATTTCAGATAATTACGAGGGCTATGTCGATTGGCAGATGGACAAGATTCTTATTCTTACTCTCGATATTGAGGTTGCAAGTGAGAATGGTTTTCCAGATCCAACTGTAGCTGAAGAAGAAGTTTTATCCATCACAGTAAAAAACCACCGTACCAAAAAACTTATGGTGTGGGGTATCTACGAATACAAAAATACTCGTGATGATGTTGAGTATGTGCATTGTATTGATGAGAGACAGATGCTCGAAGAATTTGTTTCTTTCATGGTCGAAGTTCAACCAGATATTATTACTGGTTGGAATACCACATTCTTTGATATTCCATATCTTGCAGTTCGCATTACAAAATTATTTGGTGATAAGATGCGAAACAATATGTCACCCTGGAATATGGTATCTGAAGAAAGAACGACAACTTTTAATAGAGAACAAATCAAATACAACATTTGGGGCGTGGCTAATCTAGACTATCTTGATCTGTATCGCAAGTTTACCTACAAAAACCAAGAGTCATATCGACTTGATTATATTGCTGGCGTTGAACTCGGTGTAAAAAAAGATGAGAATCCATATGAGACTTACCGTGATTGGTATACAAACGATTATCAATCATTCATTGATTACAATATCAAAGACGTAGAGTTGGTTGATGCTCTTGAAGATAAGATGAAACTTATCGAGTTGGCACTTACCATGTCTTATGAAGCAAAAGTAAATTATATGGATGTTTTCTCACAAGTTCGTATGTGGGATGTAACCATTTACAATTATCTGCGTGAGAAAAACATTGTTGTTCCGCAAAGAGATACTAGAACAAAAGGTGCTCCTTATGCTGGTGCGTATGTAAAAGATCCACAAACTGGAAGTCACAACTGGGTTGTCTCATTTGACTTGAACAGTCTGTATCCGCACCTTATTATGCAATATAATATATCACCAGAGACTTTAATCGAGCAAAGATTTCCAGAAGCAATTTCTGTTGACAAACTTTTACATGAAGAAGTCAATACAGAAATTCTCGGTGACAAACTTACGGTAACTCCGAACTCAGCCTGTTTTAGAAAAGATATTCGTGGATTTCTTCCCAACTTGATGGAAAAAATGTATGGTGATCGTGTTAAGTTTAAAAAGTATTCGTTAGAAGCAAAACAAAAATTTGAGAATACAAAAGATAAAAAGTATCTTAACGATATTTCTAAATATAACAATATTCAAATGGCGAGAAAGATTGCTCTAAACAGCGCTTATGGTGCAATAGGTAATCAGTTCTTTCGTTATTATGATGAACGACTTGCAACTGCAATTACCTCGGCAGGCCAGTTAAGCATCAAGTGGATTGAAAAGAAGGTAAATGAATACCTGAATAAAATATTAAAGACAGAGAACAATGATTATATTATTGCATCGGATACGGATTCGATTTATGTTACATTTGACCAAGTGGTATCTAAATCTTTTGGCGATAGAGATGGAGTGCCAACAGAAAAAATCATATCCTTCTTGGATCAAATCGCCAAAGAAAAAATTGAACCTTACATTGCTCAATGCTATCAGGACCTTGCAGATTATGTAAAAGCTTACGAGCAAAAGATGGAAATGGCTCGTGAAGTTATTGCAGACAAAGGTATCTGGACAGCAAAGAAAAGATACATTCTTAACGTATACGACAGCGAAGGTGTAAAGTATGCGGAACCTCAACTCAAGATTATGGGTATCGAGGCTGTTAAATCTTCAACACCAGAACCATGTCGTGATAAAATTAAAGAAGCACTAAAGATAATTATTAACGAAGATGAACAATCTTTGAATAAATTTATACAATCCTTTCGTAAAGAGTTTATGGAAATGGAACCTGAACGAATTGCATTTCCTCGGTCATGCAACGGACTGAAACGGTGGAGTGATCGATCAACAATATATAAGAAAGGTACTCCAATGCACGTTAAAGGCGCATTGATGTATAATTATCTACTTGAAAAAGAAAAAGTATCACATAAGTATCCTCACATATTAGAAGGCGAAAAGATAAAGTTTATTCAGCTGAGAACTCCAAACAAAATACAAACAAATGTAATTTCATTTATGAATGAATTGCCGAGAGAATTTGACTTGACGAGTATGATAGATTATGATATCATGTTTATTAAAAGTTTTGTAGAACCTATGACTTTTATTCTTGACCAGATTGGCTGGCAAGTTGATAGGTCGTGGGGCACACAACGAACACTTGAAGGACTATTCGGATGAATTATGTAACTATAGATGATTTTGATGAAGTTTGGAAAATATTTAAAGAAAATAAAGAATGGTTTCCTCATGTAAGAAGTTTTCATGTTAAAAACAGATTGAATTGGGGCCAAGTTATTCTTCAAGATGGTGTTTTAATAACACAACAAGTTTATCATCAGACAAGAAAAATTGGTAAAGATACCGATGTTCGTGTTGAGGCTGGT